GGTCATCGGCGCAGAAAATCAGCTGTTCGACACCAATGTACCGGTGCGGCAGCTGCTGGAGCAGCTGGTGTCCAAGCTGTCCATCCCCCCGTTCCTGCTGGGCTTGTCCTGGTCCAGCACGGAGCGCATGTCCTCCCAGCAGGCGGATATCCTCACCTCAGAGCTGGAATATTTCCGCCGGCTTCTGACCCCGGTGATCCGGCGGATCGCCCGGCTGTATCTGGAGATCCAGTATGGTCTGGACGAGTCGGTGGACGTGGAGTGGGACAACATCAATTTACAGGACGAGGTAGAGCTTGCGGAGGCACGGCTCAAGAACGCACAGGCAAAGGAACTGGAACTGAAGCTTTTAAAGGAGGAAGCAAATCATGTATGACACCATCAAGCTGGAAAAGAGCATGTACAATCTGACGGGGAAGTCCTTCTCCCAGGCGCTGGAGGAGATGGATCCCACCGCATCCTATGCGGATTCCCCCCTGGGAAAGCTGGACGCCTTTGAGCGTCAGCTGAAGCGCTTTGACATTCATCTGAACGGCCCGGACTGCGACCGGGTGGAGAAATTCTTCACCACCACGGAAAGCGCCGTGCTGTTCCCGGAGTTTATCCGCCGGGCGATCCTGGCAGGCATGCGGGATTCCATTCTCACGGAGCTTGTGGCGGTGGAAACCAAGACCACTGCCCCCAGCTACACGCCCTTTAGCATCAGCGACGGCAACAGCGGCTTCTCCACCACCACCGATGAAGGAGCAAAGCTGCCTGCTACCGCCATTACCCTGGCAAGCACCGCCGTATCCATGACCAAGTTCGGCAGACTCATCACCGCCTCCTACGAGGTGATCCGGCAGCAGAAGCTGGACGTGTTTGCAGTGACCCTCCGCTCCATCGGCATGCGGCTGGCAAACGCCGTCACCAAGCAGGCGCTGGATACGCTGTACAACGGCACCACCCCCGCCGGTCTTGCCAGCACCTCCACCGGCTTTGGCTACGGGGATCTGGCGGCACTGTACGGCAAATTCACCGACTATGATCTGACCACCGTCATCACCACCCCGGAGCTGCTGTCCAAGATCCTTGCCATGAGCCAGATGGAGAACCAGCGCCAGGGCAAGCAGGGAGAGCTGCTGCTGCCCTTTGGCGCAAAGCTGGTGAAATCCTCCCAACTGTCCGGCAACAAGATCATCGGCATCGACAAGCGCTTCGCCCTGGAGCAGATCTCCTGCGGGGACATCATTCTGGAAACCGACAAGCTCATCGACTGTCAGTTGGATCGCATCGCCGTATCCGTCAGCGTGGGCTTCCGCACCCTGATGGGAGACGCAGTCAAGTCCATCAGCTGGACATAAGAAAACACCGCATAAAACAGCACGCTCCGGTCAGTTCTGATCGGAGCGCACTGCTATACGAAAGGAGTATGGATATGGAACAGAGCAAGCTGCTGGAACAGCTAAACCGGTTTACACGCCGGAAGCATACCGCACAGGAGGTGTACATGTTTGACGTGATCCTGTGCGACAACGAGGTGGACCGGGACGGAGAATGCTTCACCAAGCAGGCGTTGGAGACCCTGTGCCGCCGGTTTGAGGGGGTTACGGGCATTTTCGACCACGACCCCAAGGGCAGCCGCCAGACCGCCCGGATCTTTGCCACGGAGCTTGTGGAGGATCCGGCACGGCGGACAGCATACGGGGCGGCGTATACTTATCTGAAGGCATGCGCCTATATGATCCGGACGGATTCCAACCAGGATCTGATCCGGGAGATCGACGGGGGCATCAAGAAGGAGGTCAGCGTGTCCTGTGCCGCCAAAACCAGCCGCTGCTCCGTCTGCGGCAGCACCGGGGCATGTGCCCACGAAAAGGGCAAGGTGTACGGGGGCAGGCTGTGCTACCGGGAACTGGAGGACATCAGCGACGTGTACGAGTGGAGCTTTGTGGCGGTGCCTGCCCAGGTGCATGCAGGAGTCACCAAGCAGTACGGTGCATCCGGGGGCGAGGATCCGGTGCGGAAGGCGCTGCAAGCCCAGTTGGACGCCCAGCAGCAGGCGGTTGCCCTTGCCCGGCAGGATGCCCGGAAGCAGATTCGGCAGCTTCTGGCGGCGACCCATTCCAAAAGCGCAGCGGAAGCGGTGATGCAGAGCCTGGAGGGCATGGAGCTTGCCCGGCTGTACCAGTATAAGGATGCGCTGCGCCGGGATTTCTCCCGACAGTGCGCCGCCCAGCTACAGCCGGGGGAGCATGCACCCCTGGACAGCTTCAGAATGTGAGGTGCAACATGAACCAGGAAAAAGCAAGAAGCATTCTCCGGATGTTCAGCGGCGTGGCGGAGGTGAAGAGCCTGGATCCCCTTCTGGATGAGGCAACCGCCCAGGTGGAGCGGATGCTCCTGCCGGATGCAGACCGGGAGCGGCCCCAGTTGGATTATCTCTGCGCCGCACTGGCGAACCTGCGGCACAGTCAGATGCTTGCCGCCCAGAGCCAACTGACCTATACCTACGCAGGCACGGTGGCGAAGGAATCCGACCGGGGGCAGAAGGTGCCCTTTGCCCAGGCACTGGCGGAGGAGTATCTGAAGGCTTGTGCGGATCTGCTGACCTGTCCCGCATCCCCCCTGATGCAGACGGGAGGGCAGTAGTATGGGTACCATTCAGAGTATTCTGACCCAGCTTTGCGACAGCATTGCCGCCACGGGAGCAGCCATCCGGCTGGCATACGACAAGATCCCCATTTCGGATCCCCCCTGCCGGTATATGACCGGGGCGGTGACGGCGGTGCAGCTAGCGTCCCCTTCGGACTATGCAGGGGGCAGTCTGTATCCGCTGAAATTACAACTGGAATTTCATCTGCTGGCACCGGCGGCGGACACCCCCGGCATGCTGTATGACCGACTGGAGCAGCAGCTGATGACCCCGATACTGGACAGCGGCTACACGGTGATGCAGCTCCGGGCGGAGGCACCGCAGATCCAGCCCAGGCTGAACAAAATGGAGCTGACCGCCCAGGTGACCCTGCTGTGCCGGTATCAGCGGAAGGAGGGGACTGCATGACCCAGGTAACGGATACCGCCCCCAAGCTGTACACCCTGCTGCTGCCCACGTTCACCATGACCGTGACGGATTTCACCCTGTCCGGCGGCAGACAGCTCCGGGAGGAGTCCACAGTGGCGGACGACAGCCGGATGATCTCTCCGGGGGTGCGGCGGCATACGCTGACCCTCATGGGGTTTGTGCCGGATTCGGACGCAGCAGCCCTTGCCCCCAAGCTGGAGCAGCTTTGCAGCAGCAACACCGCCCTGACCTTTTCCTTTGCGGGAATGCACTTTGAGAGCCTGCACACAGAGCAGTATGCAGTGCGGCAATGCAAGACCCTGTCGGCGGCACAGGTGCAGCTGACCCTTGCCGGGGTGGGGGAGATCAGCCAGGTGACCGGGGAGGAGGATGCCACATGACCCCCACGCTGACCCTGACGGACGTATCCGGCAGCACCCTTACCGAGGCGGTGTGTCTGAGCTTCCGGCTGGAAAAGGAGCGATACACCCCCTTCACCACGCTGACCGCCCGGTTCCTCACCAGCCGCAGCGATTTCGGGAATCCGGCATCGGTGGCATTCCGGCTGGACAATCAGCTGCTGCACCAAGGAGTGCTGGACGGCTTGACCATGACGAAACAGAAGGGCATGCAGACCGTGCAGGTATCCTCCAGGGGCTTCACCAGTCTGCTGATGCAGAACCAGATAGCGGCAGGCATGCTCACCGGCGTGACCCTCCAATCCCTGATGGAGAAATACACCGTGCCGGGAGTGACCTATGAATCCGGCATTACCCAGACCAATTATGTGTGGGTGAAGGAGGGCACCAGCCAGTGGGATGCCATCGTGAACTATGGTTACAAGTACAACCAGGGGTACCCCTACATCAGCGGCGCCAACCAGGTGCGGCTCACCCGGAGCGATGGGGCAAGCATCACCATCGGAGGGGATACTCTGCTGTCCACAGGCTGCGGACTGGATTACACCCGGATGGTGAGCCATATTCACATGGCGGACGCAGACGGCAATGCAGATGCGTTTTCCCTGGAGAATGCAGACGCCACCGCCCGGAACATTGCCCGACACCGGCAAATCTCCCTGGATTTGCAGTATGCGGCGAACCCGGCGGACTGTCTGGCGCAGAAGCTCCGGTACAGCATGCGTGCCTGTCAAGGCGTTCGGGCGGTGTATCCCGGCTATCACGGGGAGGATCTGGAGCGGCACATTACCCTGGGCAGCTTTGCCGCCGGGTATATTTCCAGAATGATCGTCACCGGGGCAGGGGGGCGGATCACCACGGAGGTGCATCTGTACCGGGACAAGTTCTGCAATCTGCCGGAAGCCACATAATGAATCCCGCCGGGGCATGTCTCCGGCGGGGTTTCTTTTTGCTTGTGTGTTATCTTTTATGCTCTGGGTGCTGTGGATACACTTTGCCGTTTTACCTTTTCAGTGACCCTTTCCTTGTGTGTTGTCTTTTATAATCTGCGTGCTGCGCTTACGCAGTACAGGTTTACCGATATCTTGGGGAGACAACCCGGGGGAAGGGGGGCAGCCCGGCTGCAATCCCCCTTCCCCTTCCGGGTTTTCTCCCCCAGTCCCCCGCTTTCCGCCTTCCCCATCCCCCTTCAAGTGACATGCCAAGTTACACATTTCCATGATGTTACACAGAACGGTGCAAAACCAGTCTGGCGCATGAAATCATGGGAACAATCATAGCAGGCTCATTCTCCACAAGAGTGGGGAGAGTTGTGGAAAAGAGAGCGCGAGAGAAAACCGGTGAGAGGGGAGAGAATAAGCATCTCTGATGCGCTCTCTCCCCTCTCAAAGAGGTTGTCGCTCGCACACCGGTAGATGGGTCATGCGTGACCCATACGGTTAAACAAATAGAGCCACACTCATCTCCCCAAGAGGTTGGTAAAACGGTACTGCGTGGGTGGAGCACGCAGACCATAAAAGAACACAGAAAAGGAACAGGTCACCCAAAAGGTAGAACGGAAGAGCACGCAGACCATAAAAGACAAGTCCGGAAGCAAATGGTCGATGAAAAGTCAAAACCAACCCCCACCCGCCTTGACAACCCCTATCCCCATGCGCTATAATAATAGTATATGTGGCAGGAGGTGTGTGACATGGAACAGGCGGAATACCAATGGAGCCGAACGGATGCCATGCTCTGGGTGGGAAAAATCGCACTGCTGTTTTTTCTGATCCTGGGGCTGATCTACGTATTCACGGTGCTGACCCCGAAAATCGCTGCGTGGATCGACAAGAAACGGGGCAAGCAGCCGACGTATACCCAGTATGACGAACACACCAAGGTCAAGGGCGTTTTCGAGGCAGACCTGCCCAAGGACAAAAATCAGAAGGAAAATGAGGAGCAGAAAGACAATGGCGAAGGATAAAAAGCTGGTGGAGTCCATCACAAGCATGGACGAGGATTTTGCACAGTGGTACACGGATATTGTAAAAAAGGCGGAGCTGATTGAATACACCAGCGTCAAGGGCTGTATGGTGATCCGGCCCTACGCATATGCGATCTGGGAGAACATTCAGCATATTCTGGACGGCATGTTCAAGGCAACCGGCCACGAGAACGTGTGCATGCCCATGTTCATTCCGGAAAGCCTGCTGCAAAAGGAAAAGGATCATGTGGAAGGCTTTGCGCCTGAGGTGGCATGGGTCACCATGGGGGGCAGCGAAAAGCTGGAGGATCGGCTCTGTGTGCGGCCTACCTCCGAGACCCTGTTCTGTGAGCATTATGCCAACATCGTACACTCCTACCGGGATCTGCCCAAGCTGTACAACCAGTGGGTCAGCGTGGTACGGTGGGAAAAGACTACCCGTCCCTTCCTCCGCTCCAGAGAGTTCCTGTGGCAGGAGGGGCATACCATTCATGCCACCGCACAGGAGGCCATTGAGGAAACCGAGCGGATGCTGAACGTGTACGCTGATTTCTGTGAGCACTCCCTGGCGATGCCCGTCATCAAGGGCAGAAAGACCGAAAGCGACAAGTTTGCCGGCGCCGTTGCCACCTATGCCATTGAAGCGCTGATGCATGACGGCAAGGCGCTGCAGGCAGGTACCTCCCACTACTTCGGGGACGGCTTTGCCAAGGCATTCGACATTGAATACACCGACAAGGAAAACAAGCGGGTGAACCCCCACCAGACCTCCTGGGGCATGACCACCCGGCTCATCGGCGCCATCATCATGACCCATGGGGACAACAGCGGTCTGGTGCTGCCGCCGGCAGTGGCACCCATCCAGGCTGTGATCGTACCCATCGCACAGCACAAGGAAGGGGTTCTGGAGAAGGCAAATCAGCTGGCAGAGGCACTGAAGGCGCAGGGCATCCGGGTAAAGCTGGACGATTCCGACAATTCCCCCGGGTGGAAGTTTGCCGAATACGAAATGAAGGGCGTGCCGGTTCGGATCGAGATCGGCCCCAAGGATATTGAACAGGGCCAGTGCATCGTTGCCACCCGGTACAACGGGGAGAAGCAGCCGGTTGCCCTGGATGAAGCCTACGGTACATTGGTACAGACCGTGCAGCAACTTCTGGACAAGACCATTCCGGAGGGCATGTTTGCAAAGGCGCTGGAGAACCGCACCAACCGCACCTACGACTGCACCAGCCTGGAGGAGATCACCAGAGCCCTGGAGGAGAAGGGGGACGGCTTCATCATGGCAATGTGGTGCGGCGATGAGGCGTGCGAGGACAAGGTGAAGGAAGTCACCGGCGTTGGCTCCCGGTGCATCCCCATGGAGCAGCGGCACATTGCAGACACCTGCGTTTGCTGCGGCAAGCCGGCAAAGCATATGGTTTGCTGGGGCAAGGCGTATTGATTCAGACCAGGAGATACAAGAAAACCCGGAACAAATGTTCCGGGTTTTTTCATGGAGACTGTCCGAAAAATAAGAAAACTAGGCGTAGAAAATGCCGCTGAAATACTGTCTACACGTGACAAATCGGCGGCGTTAGTGTTAATATGCTGTTTTAACAT